TCGTTTGCGCTGCGTAGCATGGCCGCACAAGTGCGCTGTCATAATATAGCAGTGCATCCCACCACCCAACGTGTGCACACAAGTGCGCTGTCATAATATAGAGAGCAATGCACACGCTTTTCAGGAGCCCCTCGGGGACCGAATATCGTGCTGCACATACCATCAGATCTTTAAATGACTACAAACGCAGCTGTAACTAAGCTAGTTACAAATGCGCAGACAGCAGAAACCCCCGTCAGGCCCCTACTGGTGGGGGGGTTTTTGGCCTATATCGTGCTACAAACGCAGCACGCTATTCTCACAGAATTTTGTAATACTTTTTTCTCGCAATAAGTATTGCGGGAAAACATACTCTTATGTTTGTGCATCAGGATCTCGTCAACTTTTAGAGTGAAACTCCACTTTCTTGTGTTAATTTTTTTCAATTAAAAGTCTTGTGAATACGGAAGCTATTTACAGATAGCACGATATCGCCCTGTAACCCACTGATCGCGACCGATTACTTTAGAAAGAACGCCCCATTTTATGGATTTCATACGATACTCAACAATTAGATAGTAACTCTGATATTACGAAATAAAAGGAAGGCCTTACCCTACTAAAACACTTTTAGTACGATTTTGCCTGAATTTTTCCTCGCAATACGGGACTTGCCCACTAAAACAGTAGTATCGTGTGAAATCCATAAAATGCGGCCACAGCACGATATCACCCCATCACAACACCACCCCATCACCCAGCCCTAAAATAAGCTCATTCACAAGCATCGCGTCATTTATTGACAGGATAAATGACGAGTGTTAACTATTAGTAAACCAGTTACTCCACCACTCCACCACCAGACCGAGGATACACACATGCCCAGAAAAGCTAGTCGCAACTTCCCTTTGAACTGGCACGAAGCTCCAGAGGGTCAGGAGATATACTATGAGGTGTCCATGCAGATGGATATCCACCCGGATCCAAAGAGATGTACACCCAACGACAACGAGCGCCGGGACAAGCTGGTGGGCGAGCGCAAACACCTCACAGACCTTGATGCCCGGGAACGGCGGATGGCGGCCAATAGGCATGAAGCAATGGCCCAGAATTTCTCTGTCGAGAAGGGGTCAATGCTACCGGGCGATGCGTTCATCTGGAAAAAGGCCGACAACCTACCTGCCGAGTACGCCCCTGATCTGTCGCATGCTTTCATGGAACCAAAGGGCAAGAGAGGCCCTGTAGGCAGTGTCAGTATGTCCGATAAGGACGGCCGATTGAACAGTACGAAGGGCTCGCACAACCTGTTCCTGCACGAAAGCGAACACCTGAGGACTACCATCCATGACCAGTTCAAGGCTTGTGTATGGAAGGAGCCCGAGGACATTGACGACAAGTCCCGCTATATAGCACTAAGGTGGATGGGCAGCCCCGCATACGATATGTTCCGTGGTGGGTGTTGGCATTGGTATGGTGCCATGCACCCCTTGGTGCCCGTAAACGGGCTCAACTCCACGTCGTACCCCGTGGTCAATGATCATGACAGCGCGCAGATGGATCAGCCCACGGGTATCTACCATGACCTGCGTGTAGTGCCCAGGCCGGTATTCAGGGCGCCTTACGGCATGCCCAACCAGGCCCTGGAGGACATGAGATCATGCTATGCGCAATACTACTTCCGCCGGTTTTTAAGGATCATGAAAAACGATGAAGGTGGGTTCAGGACTGCCATGGATCGTCAGTTCGGCGAGGTGGCCACGTCGCAGATCTACGTAGATCTGGATAGTGAGCCTTCCAACAAGAACCCGGAGACCCAGAAAAACCTCATCGGCAGGGGCATCTTCTACCACCCTGCATGCGGTAATCCCAGATGTGTAAACCCGTGGCACCAGCGTGCCGTCAAGGGTGGCCATACCGTGCCGTGGACGCTGCCCGTGACCACGCTCATGACCTACAGGCGTATCGAGAGAAACGAGGGCAAACCCAAGCCATACAAAGCGCTGCCGATGACCGAAAGGCTCGCCCCTCCCGAGTCCCTTACTTCCACGGATCGCGACCTCTCCACTGCCTACAAACTCGGATCCATGCACGATCGCGGCATACGTCGCGAGGACCTGCCCGTGGATGACCTCGCATGGGGCATGATGTCCACGCTGTGGGCCCAGGCGCTTCCGAGGATGGCACGGGTGGCGGAGCACCCTGCCCGCTTTGTGCCGGAGCCCGTGGAGCACATGACCACCGAGTCACTACAGCACCGCATGACCTCGCGCTCTACTTTCCGCAGGATGCGTGGAGGGCCAGCCGTCGAGCGTGACAAACACACCGTGTCGCGTGAGCTCGCCGCTGAGAGAGCCGTGTGGGGAGACGCCGCACACGATAACACACTAGGTGTTGCACATATGCAACACCCCGACGAGATAAAGGGAGACGATGATGTTTACACGGAGTATACACAAGGCACTGAGCACGATCACGAGGGTGATCACGAGGGTGATCACGAGGGTGATCACCAGAGCGAGGAGGACGATGAGTTCGACAATCAGCTCTTGTCGATACTTGCCCATGGGAGCGCCGGGCCTTAAAGAGCTTGGTGTGTGTGGTGCGCCGGAGCCGGTAGTGCCGCCCATAACAGCTCACTGCGAGCTGTTTCCCGTAACGTGTTCTAATGAAACGGACATGTTCATCGTGCGTATACTCGAGACTCACGCTGATACCGGCATGGCCAGCGACGAGGTCGCACAATGGTCTTACGACGTGATGCTCAATTTGCTCACGCAGAACCTGGGCAGGATACAGGTGAAAAGGGCGCTGGTGAAACAGGGCTACACGGGGCAGAGCGGATGACGGATGTGTCGGACGACAGGAAAAGTATGCCATATAGGAGTTCTACTGACGAGTTAATCTTGTTGGTACTTCAGTACAAGGATCGTATGGCCTTGGATCGAGGATCGTTTGACAGATGCCTTAAATCTGACCTTTTGTTTATGGAGTTCAAAAGGCTATGGAACCAAAAAGAATGAGTTTCGTAAAGCAGGTAAGGAGGGAAAATGTTTCATCGTGACGATGCGATCATGCTACAGGGCCTCGCTGGGCAATGGAGCAGTTCGATCATGTATCAAAAATGGCTGGAGGCTCAGATGGAAACCGTTGTAACAGACAGGAGGTAAGCGGTGTACTATTACTATGAAGAGCTTGATTTCGCAGGGTGTCGGCGCCCTCGCACATCCAGCGTGAAGCCCACCGAGGCAAAAGCCGAGGGTGGTATACGCCGTATTTTCAACTTGTGTGAAGTGCCGACAGAGATGGAGCACTTCACACTCGACCAGCTCCAGAAATGGTTGGGGCAGAAGGACGAAGGAGACGACACGAGCAATAAGGAGGGCATAAATGTCTGACCCTGATAACTACAAAGGGTGCGTAGAGCTCTACGAAGCTGGGTATTACCAGCGCCAGATCTCTAGGATGATGGGCTGGGACTACACCCAGGTCCGTCGTAACATCGTCAAAGCGATAAGGCGCGGCGACGTGACACCACACCTGGTGTCCAAGCAAGCGGATCTCAGGTCGCTGGCGCGTCACAGGGGCGACATGATCCTGGGAAACATAGGAGACCTGGGCTACGAGCTGACAAGGAAACAATGCGAATGGGTAATTGAGGAGGCAGCCAGGATAGGCTGTCTGTCCTTGTCAGAGTACATCACCGAGGTCATACGTGACCTCTACGAGGAGAATAGTCCTGATGCAGATCCGTCGAATACGAACGATATAAGCTTGAGGAGGCAATGAAATGTATGATGACGAAGATGATGAAGGACCTCTTTACTGGGCTATCGCTGCGGCGCTCGTAGCGTTCGTAGTAATGGCGATATCCACGCTGTACTACGTAGTATGGGTGCTACTGCCGGTAGCACTGCTCTGCTTCATCATACAGGTCTTGTTTTGACCTGGATCAAGAAAATCCTGGCGGTCCACGACAAGACAATTCTGAAGTACATGGACTGGATCCCGGATACCCCACGCCCACATAATGAGCCGTTCCAGGTGATGGTATCAGCTTACCTGATAGCTCAACTAAGGGAGGTTGAAGACACAAGGCTAAGAAGGCATGGACAAAAGAACTGATATCGAGAAAAGAGCTGATGAGGAAGCGGCGTCGGGTACGCTCGATGAGTTTCTGATCAGCCAGGTGATGGATTTTGGCGACAGTGTGAGGTTATCACCACAGGCCAGTCGTAACCAGATGGTTTCTGTGACCATATCCCACCTTGAGGCAATAGCACTGCTAAGAGAAGGAACAACCGAATGGGCGTTGTCGATAGAGAACAGATAAGACAGATAAAGGACAGCGACGACTCACGGATGATGACCGTGATATCAAACATTGGCGGTATGACCAAGCACGATGCCTCCAAGATCGTCTGGCCTTTAACTAGCGACATGTTACAAGACTTTGCCCGTATAGGCCGGTACCTCTATGTCGAACTAATCAACACCGATGGCACAATCAAAAAAGAATAGCATCACTTCCGGTTGCCCCAGAAGGCTAGGGCAACCGTAACGTGCTGCTGCACGGCCCTGTTGACAAACGGAAAAAATTTACACAGGGTAAACAGACCTAAACAGGAGAAAGACATGACCGAAGAAACAGAACTCGTCGAAGTCCCGACCGATCAGGTGGACGAGGCAACGAATAAGCTTTCCGAAATGTTCGGCACTGAGGACAAAGTCGAGAGCAAGGCCAAGAAGACGGAGACGGAAGTCAGGCAAGCTCGCGAGAACTCCATCCGGCAACTTCCGGCAACGCTTCAAGGCGCCCTCGAGGGGACCAACTACAGCTTCGATGACCTCATCGTGAACCCGGACTCGAACGATGATGGGTTCAAGAAGGAGAAGGTGACGATCGGTGAGCTCATCGCCCACCGTGTCGCCAAGAAGCTGGCCAAGGGGAGGCTGGACCGCAAATCCCCCTATAACTCGCGCAAGTCTGAGCTCAAGCTGCTCATCTCCCAGCGCGATCACGTCGACACACTCGTGGACAAGCTCTCGGAGCTCTCCAAGCAGTACGAGGAGAACGGCGATAAGCCCCTGAACATCCGGCAGCAGACCCTCGCCGGCCTGCGGAAGATCCGCAAGAACCCGGAGACCCAGAACGTCGACACTGTCGTGGGTGACCTCAAGGCCAAAAAGGAGCACGTCGCGACACCGCAGGAGAAGGCGAGCAAGGCGCTAGAGCGCCTGTCGGGTATGGAGGTCTTCTCGGGCGCGCTCGAGGAAGGCGGTCAGACCGTCATGGATGACCGGGCGGAAGAGGCTTTCCGGATCCTCGCGGATGTGATCGACAACGGGCCGGATATCGCAGGCACCATCGAGCGCGCCAACGAGGAGAAGGCCATGGCGCTGGACAAGAGTCTCAGCGACATCGAGGACGACGCTCTTGAAGACATGACTGACACCGACGACGTCGAAGAGGAGGCTCGTGAAATCGACGCACTGGAAGAGAACGATGAAGACAACAGCGAGGAAGAGGTCTTCGAGCAGCCCGAGGGTCTCGACCTCGAAGACATCATGCGTACGGGGTGAGCCATGCTCACCCAGCATGCAAATCCGAGGGTCCGGGCTTATGCTCGGGCCACCGGCGCGAAGCGACTCGACCATGAGTACCATTTTTGGATACAGCAGCAGACAGAACTTGCTGCTGATGCGGGCCGTGGTGCGTTTCGTTTCGATCCTGGGGGCCCCGCGCACATAGGGGACCATCGGGAGTTCAATGCTTTCCTGCTCGAGCAGACAGGAGAGTAAACTCACCATCACCATCGAAAGGAGGCATATATGCCCACCAAGCACTTGCCAGTAATGGAGCTTCCCGCAACCGATGACGAAAGGCACCTCACCGCAGGTGAGCTGGTCATCATCCTCGACAACAGCGGGAACATGACCATACTCAAACCCCTTCTGCCCTCACAGAAGCAGGAGAAGTTGGCTGAGTTCGCGAAGAGCTACGCCAAGGGGCGCAAAGCAATGGTCAAAGTCTAAGCGCGCCGTCATCCATCAACCACACACACACATCAGAGAGCATTATCATGCCGAAGAAAGCGTACGTACAACCTCAATCTATCCGGGAGCTGCTCAGGCTCAAGGGCGACAACAAGTTCAAGACAGCCGAGCTTATGGGCATATCGGACTCGGCTCTTCATGACTACTTGAAGCAGGATCGAGCCCCGGTCAATGTGGACAAGCTGGCAGCCTACATCGCAGCCGAGACCCGACATGGCACGCCCAACGCCGGCGAGAAGAAGCACCTTCTCGTTGTGAGGGCGCACACCGATGAACTCGAGCTCATCAAGATTTTCCTCAAGGGCCTGAACGAGCGGGGCACGAGGTACGTCGAGTTTGTCGACTGAACCAACCACCCAACCACCCAATCACCCAACCACCCAACCAAGGAGCATATAATGCAGCTTCACACTTTCCGCAAAACCGCCGCGACTCTCTTCGCAACCGGCAACGCTGTCGAGATCGTCGGTGGGCCCGGCATCGGCAAGTCGTCCATCATACGCGAGGTCGCGCAGGACCTGTCGCATGACGATCCGTTCGGGCTGGTGACGTACATTCTGTCGCAGATGGACCCCATCGACATGCGCGGGTTCGTCTTCCCCGTCAAGAAGGAGGAGGAGGGCAAGAACGACCTGGTTGCAAAGACCACCAAGCCCATCGTCTGGCCGGAGGCGCACAACGTGGAAGTCTTCCATGGCGGCGAGATGGTGGCTCGCAACGGAGTAGTCCTCAAGGAAGGCTACAACGGGCCACTGATCCCCGAACGTGGCATGATGCTTCTGGATGAGTTCGCACAGGCTGGCCAGGATGTCCAGAAGGCTGCTTCGCAGCTCATTCTGGACAAGCGCATCGGTGAGTTCACGCTCCCAGACAACTGGGTCGTGTGGTCGGCTGGCAACCGGACCACTGACCGGTCCGGGGTTCAGAAGCGCCTGGCATTCGTCAGGAACCGCATGCTCGAGATCGAAATCGAACCCACGTTCGAGTCGTTCCAGCGTTTCGCGAACAAGGCCGGGGTGCATCCCCTGACCATCACGTTCGCGAAACGCTACCCGGCGCATGTGTTCCGCGATTCCGTGCCTTCGCAGGACGGCCCCTTCTGCACACCCCGCAGTCTCGTGCTGTGCAGCCAGAACCTCGAAGATCTCAGGACCAAGGACATGCACGAGATGCACCTGCCCGATGGCGAGATCGCCCTGGAGGTGGCCAAGGGGTGGCTCGGAGAGTCGGTGGCTGTCGACCTCATGAGCCATATCCGGCTGGGTAACGAGTTGCCGGAGATCGAGGACGTCGAGAAAAAACCACAGTCTGTTCACGTGCCCGAAAGGCCGGATGCACAGTTCGTGATGGCCAACATGCTGGCACATCACGTGACCAAGAAGCGGGCCAAGCCGTTCCTCGACTACATGAAGCGGCTGGGGGTCGAGATGCAGGCTCTCTTCGTATCCGCCGCTGCGTCCAGGAACCCGATGATCCTCGGCGATCCCGAATATCAGAAGTGGATCGAGGCCAACCAGGAACTCCAACTGGCTGCTAGCGCGGCGTAAACATCAGGCCGGGCCTTCGGGCCCGGCCTCCACACATCTGCAATTACAGGAGGATAATATGAGCCAAGAAGAAGATGGATCCGTGCCACAAGTGGTGGCTTATGAGGCTCAGGTGTCGAGCCTCATCGTCGCGCTGGTGTACGCAGCCGACCTTCGAGGCGATCCCAACTTCGGCGAAAACTCGCTGTCCCAGAAATTCTGCAAAGCTTTCGCAGACAAGGTCATGGAGACCAGGGACGACGAAAAACTCCGCGAGGAAATGGGCTCAACGTTGATGACTATCATCAGGGGGAGAGAAAATCGCGAAGTCGTAACCATGCTCACCGGCCTGCGCAAGCTCCAGGAAATCGTCCGTGTAAAGGTCGTCTACTGAAGAAACACGCGCGGAGGACTTGTACCCCCGCGCGTGTAACATTCCCATCACCACATGGAGCATATCTGCCGATACACAACTCTAATATAGGGGGGTGTTTACGGCGTGTCAACAAGAGGATCAAAATGAAAAAAGAACACCACATTTCGGACAGGTTCTACAGCTGGGCCGCTGAGAACGTTGAGTACAAAATCATGCCGATGCGTCCCCCGCTTGAAGAGGAAACGCATCGTAGCAAAATGATCTACGCCTATGGCCGGATGGGCGGTGCGATCTATGCCGACCGGGCTTCTCCGGCTCTGGCGTACGTTGCAAGGCCGGGCATCGAAACGATCCGATCGCAGTATCACTATGAGACTTTCGTCACGCCAGCTGGCACAGAAATACAAGGGCTCGTGCCGGAGATTATCAGCATGCCTGATAGTGCCATAACAGCAGCCTACAACTCTTTGGGCAAGATGAAGGCTACGCTGATGAACTGCGGGAAGGAGGACGACACTGGCAACAGGCTGGTACGAATGGTACTCGATACTGCCAAGAAGGCCGCCAAGGATCATCGCAAGCTGAGCGATGAAGAGAAAAGGGTGGTATGGGGCCGGCTGTTGGACGTGCTTCACCCCAAGTTCGACAACGTCGAAAACGTTTACGCCGCCGCTTTTCAACAGATAGGAGGCTACAATTCGATACACGAGGACCAGCCCCTGTTCGAACGAATAAAGACCATCGGATCGGCGCTGGAGTTCCTGACGGACTTCCACATAGTTTCTACTTCCAAGCAGAAAGGAGACATGGAAAATACCGCAACGATCAAGGCATGCCGCTTGGTCGAGGATCTGGGAAATGAATCTGCAAAGATACCAGAAAAGCACTACGCACTCGTACTGATCAATGCGTGCATCTATGCGAAAGTGATCTACGAGCTCAGCTTCCAAGCCGTGCGGCACCACAAAGGCTTTGGCGGGTCGAGTGTTTCAGCACCCAATGTCCAGAAAGACTGTGAAAGCCTGGTGCTGCCCGTTGAGTTCGATCAGGGTCTCTTCGAAGAAGGCGAGAAGAGGGTTCTCACCGCCTTGCTGAAGAGAGCCTGATCAAGTCACCCAACCACCCCACTTAGTAAAGGAGCAACTATGACTGTCGATATCAATGAAGCAATCCGGCAATCCGCAATGATCGCCGGTGTCCACACGTCGTCCTGGACTGCACGGGCGAAAGACACCAAGGCAGCGATCTCGGCTGCCCAGGCTGTCGGTGCCGCCGCTGGAGCGTACACCACGCACAAGAACCTAATGTACGGACACGACAAGCGTCTAAAGGCCGTACGCGCGGCGCAGGCCAACGCGAGGAATATCCACACGGAGATGACCCTGCCCTGGGGCTCTGAGTCCGCTGGCAAGGGCTTGCGGATGCTCCCCGTGGTGAACTTCGAAGACTACATGAAGAGGGTCGGCAAGGCCCGCGACGAGTTCCATGAGGCATTGAAAGAGTTTCTCGATCACTACGCGGACGACTCCGCGCAGGCGGCGGAGAAGCTCAACCTCAGCGGCAACGAGTTGCTGATGTACCCGAAGGCCGAGAAGCTCAGGGATGCATTCAAGGTCCGGGTCGAGATCCAGCCCATACCGGCGGGGACTTCGTTCCAGGGCCTGCCGCCGGGCGTGTCCCAGCAGCTCTCCGAAGCCTACGAGGATCGCATGACCGAGAAGGTCAGGCAGGCAATGACCACGGCCTACGAGCGCACGAAGGTCACTCTGGAGTCCTTCGCGAACCGCGTGCAGGGTGACCGGATGCGTACCTCGTCCTGGACCATGGTCGAAGACCTGCCGAGGATGCTGAGGCACTTCAACCTCATGGGCTCGCAGGAGGCAGAAGACTTCGCGAGCGCAATCGAGAGGGAGCTCGTGGATCCCTACGACTACGAGTCCTGCAAAGACAAATCGCTCAAGGAGTTTCTGGCGGATAAGTCCAACGCGTTGGCAGAGCAGGCTGACATGCTCATGGGTGACGGGTCCGATATGGACATCAGCGAGTAGATCGTTTACCCTGAGTATACTCTACCCGCATTCTAAAACCCAGTGAGCGAGGCGTAGGGTAGAGTCCCAGCTGGCCCGTAGATCTACGGGCCAGCTTCCCATCACACCACACCACACCGCACCGCACCACACCGCACCACACCGCACCGCACCACACCACACCACACCACAGGAGTATCAAATGTCGAAACACGAGCAGCATCAGCAGATGCTCAAACAGCTCAAAACGGCCATGATTTACCGGGCGCAGTTCTTCGCCTGGATCATGTTCGAGAGATCGAGGATTCACTTCACCGTAGACCACGAGATCCAAGGCACCGTCGCCAAGCCTGACGGTTCGCACGAAGAGGTGTCGGCGGTCGTGCCGATCTGGAGGGGTATTCAGGTCCCGACCGCCATGACGGATGGGTACAATATCGTGTTCAATCCGTCTTTCCTGGAGACACTCAGCCTCAGTGAGCAGATCTTCGTGGCGTCCCATGAGGTCTTCCACCTCATGTCTCGTCACCCGCGGAGGTTCCAGTTCTATCAGCAGAACGGCATCGCTGGCCGTCCTTTCAACCCGAAGCTCGCGAACGCCTCGGCGGACATCGTAATCAACAAGTGCCTTCGGGTCGCTGGCATAGGTGCTCAGCCCAAAGATGGCATCGACATGGAGGAGGAGCTTGTAAACGAGTACAACTACCAGGTAACTGGTACGGAACCGTGGGAAGACGTCTACAAGATCCTGGACCAAAGCGAGGAGAAGTCAGGGTCTTGTGGGGGCAATGGCGACGATGATGGTGATGGCCAAGGCAAGGGCCAAGGCAAGGGCCAAGGCAAGGGCCAAGGCGATAGCGGCGCAGTTCCAGAAGGCTACGAGCAAGACGTCGGGTCGCCTCAGACCGCTGAAGGCCAGGAAGCTGCTGAGACGGAGATGAAGACCACTATGAAGTCGGCTGCCCAAGCGAGCAAGTCTCGTGGCACGATGCCCGGCGTTCTCAAGACGCTGGTTGACGAGTTCGTGGAATCCAAGGTGCCGTGGCAGGAGGTATTGGCGAACAACATCAAGTCCAACGCCGACCCCGACCAGTACGACTGGTCGAGACCTAACCGTCGCCGTATCGTATCGCCCGGCATTTACATGCCCAGAAGGGTCAGCATGTCGACGGGCCATGTGGTCGCTTCCGTTGATACGTCCGGGTCTGTCTCGAACGAGGAGCTGAGGGCGGGCGTCAGCGAACTCTCTTCCATCTTGTCGGAGTGCAGACCGGAAAGCCTTCACGTGATCTGGTGTGATGCCAAGGTCGATCGGTGTGACGAACTCGACACCCCGGAAGATCTCGCACACGTCACCAGAGTAAGGGGTATCGGGGGCCGTGGTGGCACGTCTTTCATCCCGCCTTTCGAGTACATCAACGAGCATGGCCTCGACCCTGACATCCACATATACGTTACGGACGGGCACGCACCTTTCCCCGACGAGCACCTCAGTCAGGTTGACACCATGATCTGGCTGATAACCACAAGCGTGGTGGCGCCTTTCGGGGACACCATACACCTGGAGGTCTGACTCCTAGCTCAGGCACTCCCCGGTGCCTGAGCCCATCACCACCATCACCACCATCACCACCATCACCACCATCACCATCACCACTAGGGAGCTAAACCATGAAAATGAGCTACACCGACGAGCAGTTGGTCCTCAACCAGATCGCCAAAGTCCTCGCTGCCAGGCATACCGGCGAGGGCCCTGACATCACCGACGTGAACAGGATCATGTTCACGAAAAAGGAATGGGCAGCAATAAACGTACTCAGGGACAGTGCCGCCAGCTCCTTAGGCTACGTAAACTACGTAGTGCTCCAGCCGGAAAACTTTGGCATCGACGCGGATTCGGCGAAGCTCAGCCCGTTCTCTAATTTCACACATATCGAGCTTCTAGTAACCAACTACTGTCACCCATCGGGCACCCGCACCGAAATCATGAGACCTCCTCGCCGCGACAAGTACCCGCAGCCAACACCCACCCGGTCTGACATATCGTCGACAAAGGTGTTGAATGTGCATGCCGACAACCGAGCCTACAACCGGGTCAAGAGGTGGGCCCAGCACGAAACGAGAACCTCGGTGGAAAACATCATAACCTGGAACATGGTCGAAACCGTGATATCCGGGGCCAGCACCTGGCTTCAGCTCAAGAAATGGTGGCCCCAGCTGTTACAGTTCGTCGTGGCCAACATCAGACTGCAAAACGCACCGACGTGCGACCTCAAGGCTCTCGATGCCACCAGGGCGGCCAACCCCCCATCCGATATGATGAAAGCAATATCGGAATACGGCAGATTTGCTGCCGGCAAGCTGCTTCAAGGCCATATGGTGAGGTACTCCGGTGCAGTGAAAGGGCCTGCGGCCCGTGAACACAGTCGGGGTATCTATACAACCTACGACAACAACATACACTTCGTCGCCCAACACAAGCAGCCGTTGTTTTACCACACGGAGTGACCTCTGCCCCCGGGGTGAACCCCGGGGGCATGTTTACTTTGAGCAAGTGAGGCCACTATGCAGGACGTAACAGTAGACTTTGAAACGTACTTCGCTAAGGACTATTCCTTGAAGGATATGACTATGCGCGAGTACATCCTGGACGATAGGTTCCAGCCTATCGTGCTCGGAGTGGCCACCGAAGATGATCGGTTCACACTCCAGGGCCACGAGATCCAAAGATGGGTGAACAGTGTGAACTGGTCGCAGGTCAGGCTTTCTGGCCACAACCTACAGTTCGACGCTGCAATACTGCGTTGGCACTTCAAAGCTGAGCCTCCTGCTCTTTACGAATGCACCCAGTTCATGGCGCAGGCCAGCATAGGCCACGCCGTTGGTGGATCATCTCTCGAGATAATCAACGAAGTCTTCGGGATGTCGAAAGATTCGGGAGCTCTGACCAGCATGAAGGGTATGCGCTACGAAGACATAGACTGGGCTTCTTCTGAAGCCCAGCGCTATATGAAGTACGCATGCCAGGACGCCGTAGACAGCTTCACGCATGCCAAGTATTTCCGCAAAAACCTGCCTCAGAAGGCTAAGCTGGTCATACATCTAATCGTCCGCATGTATGTGGACACAGGGTTTGTTCTCGACCTGCCCATGCTCAAGAAGAACCTGAAAGACGTAAAGCTCGAAGCTGACCGTGTGCTTTCACAAGCTGGCGTAAACGATCGCAAAGAGATTTCCAGCAGAGAGAAGTTCGCCGAGCTCCTGAAGCTCAATGGTGTAGAGCCTCCTGTGAAGATATCGGAGCGGACTGGCAAAGAGACCTACGCCTTCTCCAAGAAGGATATTGAGTTCGTAAAGCTGCAATCTCACCAGGATCCGAAAATCAGAACGCTGGTGGAAGCAAAGCTGAACGCATCTTCCACGCTGGAGGAGACACGCACTGCACGTTTCATAAAGCTCGCCGAGCTGGGCGACAGGCTGAACGTCCCTTTGAACTTCTCAGGGGCCCACACCCACAGGTTCAGTGGTCGCGACTCCTTGAACCTACAGAACCTACCCAGAGGCAGTGAGCTCAGGAACGCCATGAAGGCACCACGCGGTTACAAGATCGTGGTAATTGACGCTTCGCAGATCGAAGCGAGAGTCCTGGCCTGGCTCGCAGGTTGCGAAGAACTTGTTAACGCATTCGCCAATGGTGAAGACGTTTACTCGGTGTTCGCTTCCAAGATATTCGGGTTCCAGGTTAACAAGAAAGACCATCCAAAAGAACGCTTTCTGGGTAAGACTGGCATTCTTGGCCTGGGGTACGGTACAGGCGCCGACAAGTTTTTTCTCACTGTCCTACTGGCTGGGCAGGAAATCAGCTACGACTTCGCTCAGCAGACAGTGCGGACATACCGGCAAGGCTACCCTGAAATCCCCCTGCTGTGGAGGCGTATGGATGAGGCTATACTGTCCATGATCAGCGGAACTGGTATGGAGATCGGCCCGGTGTCTTTCCACAATAAGCTCTGGACCACTATAGAAGGGCTACCGGTCGTGTATCCCAGCCTTCGGGTCGCGCCTGATCCGGGCAGTGGATATGGTCAGGAGTTTGAGTTCTGGCGGCACAGGTACAAAAGCTTCGAGCGGCTCTACGGAGCAAAGCTGACCGAGAACGTAGTGCAGCATCTGTCTTGGCTTCAGATAGTGGAGACCATGGTGAAGATGCACGTGACCAACCCGGATTGGATGTGCCTTTTGCAGGTTCACGACGAACTGGCGTATCTGGCACCCGAAGACGAGGCCGAAGACTGCTACAACTGCTTGATGAAGTTCATGTGTGAGCAGCCTCCTTTCGCCTCGGCAAAGCAATACCCGATACCTCTCGCAGCAGAGGGCGACATAGCCGATAGGTACGGGGAAGCGAAGTAAACCAGAAGGAGACAGCTTAATGAAGCAAGATCCAGAGCTCGAGAAAGTTCTTCGGTCGATGAAAACCGAGCACCTCCAGGCACTGCATTGCGTGGCCAAAACGAGGGCCAAGGCGTTTTTCAAGGACCCAAGGGCCATGCTGCAACTCAGAAAAGCACTAAACCGGAGGAAACAATGAAGAAGGCATGGAGCCACTCCAACCTCACGAGCTTCGAGCTCTGCCCCAAGAAGTACTACGCCACTTCAGTGGCCAAGAGCGTACAAGAGCCCGCTGGCGAGGCTATGACCTGGGGCAAAGAAGTTCATTCGGCCTTCGAGAACTACATGGGGAGCGGCAAGCCGTTCCCCATGGGCATGAAACACTTCAAAAAGGTCGCGGATCCGCTCATGGTGCCCGAGGGCTCTAGTGCTGAGGTCTTGATAGAGGCAAAGCTAGCACTGGACGTGAATCTTTCGCCCACTGGGTTTTTCGACCGCGACGTGTGGGTCCGCTGCGTGGTGGACTACGGCGTGGTCAAGGGCTCAAAGGCTCTGCTGGTGGACTGGAAGACTGGCAAGCGCAAGGACGACTACGACCAACTCGCGCTCATGGCAGGGGTCATGTTCGCGCAAGAGCCTAAGCTGCAACAGGTGGACAGCATGTTCGTGTGGCTGAAAGAGAAAACCCAGAAGGACATGATCCAGGACGTCTCATTCACCAGAAAAGACATCCCGGATATCTGGAACCGCTTCCTTCCAAGGGTCGAGAGGTTTCAACGGGCCTTCGACAACGACAACTTCCCGCCCAATCCCAACTGGCTGTGCAAGAGGCACTGCCCTGTAACCAGCTGCCCATATCACGGTACTTGAGGTATAAATGGCCCAAACACCAGAAGGCAAGGTTAAGAAGGCTGTCCAGAAAGTCCTTGACAATAAAGGAAAATTTGGTGTAATATACCACTACTGGCCGGTACCAGCTGGCTATGGTTCCCCAACGCTCGATTGCATAATATGCTATCGTGGCGTGTTCATTGCTATCGAGACCAAGGCGCCGGGCAAGAAGCCTACCCCGCGCCAAGAGTTGTCGATTAGCGACATGTTGGCGGCAGGAGCCATAGTCATGGTTATCGACACCACTGACACCACAAGGCTTGAGCATGTCCTCGAACGCATCCGTGACCGTCGTCCCGAGAAAGAAGGGATTGATATTAGATAAATCTCCACAGATCCCGGGAGTAATACCTGAAGCAGTAGACATACCGTCCACCAACAAGATGTTCGTGCCCCACAGGCCGGGCGAGACGCGCATTCTGCGTAACATGGGCTACAAGGTTCCTAGCCCTATACACCACCACTACGACTGGAACGGAGGCACACCGTTCCAGGCTCAGAAGACCACGGCTGCGATGCTGGTGTGCGAGCCTCGTGCCTTCGTGCTTTCGGGTATGGGCACGGGCAAGACGCGCAGTGTGCTGTTCGCCTACGACTACCTGCGAAAGCAGGGGCTGGTCAGAAACATGCTGGTGGTGGCCCCTCTTAGCACGCTCAATTTCACATGGGCCAGAGAGGTGTTTTTCAACTTCCCCGATTACCGAGTAGGCGTCGTCCATGGCCGAAACAGACGTGAAAAGATCCTAACAGACGACCGCTTCGATATTCACGTGATAAACCATGATGGCGTCAAAGTCATGGAGAACGAGCTCATCAAGAAGAAGTTCGACATCATCGTCATAGATGAAGTCGCGGTTTTTCGTAACGCGCGTTCGCAGCGTCACAAGTCCATGGCCAGGGTTGCAAAGAACTACAAGTACCTGTGGGGTCTAACGGGGACACCAACACCGAAGGATCCGACAGACGCCTACGGTATCATAAAACTGATTACTCCGGGTAATCGAGAGGTCACCAGTTTCTCCAGGTTCCGCGAAAAGCTGATGTACAAGATCACCCAGTTCAAATGGGTGCCCAAACCCGGTGCGCAGGAAGAGGTTTTCAGGCTCATGCAGCCGGGCGTCAGGTTCACCATGGACGAGTGCATAGACATGCCGCCCACGGTGTACTCCGAACGTGAAGTGAAGCTCAGCACCAAGCAGAAGCAGTGCTATGAAGAGCTCAGGAAGTACGCCACCACGAAGACAGACAACGGCAATCAGGTTCGCGCAGTAAACGAAGCGGTCCTGATCAACAAGCTGCTGCAAGTATCAAGCGGCTGCGTCTACGACTCCGAGAAAAATAGCACCCTTCTGGACCCGGAAGATCGCTTGAAGATCACCGAAGAGGTCGTGTTCGAGAACGACTCGAAGTCGATAGTGTTCTGCCCGTTCATACCGCTGGTGGGCATGGTCGCGAATTACCTGGAGTCGAAAGGCTGCAAGGTATGGCAGATCAGTGGAGCTACACCCGTCAACACGAGGTCCAAAATTTTCTCAGAGTTCCAGGACAACGCCAAGGGCGCCGCACCGGAAGTCCTGGTGGCCCACCCTGCGACCATGTCTCACGGCCTTACGCTCACAGCCGCCAGCTTGGTTTTGTGGTACGCTCCTGTGGATAACCTCGAAACGTACCAGCAGGCAAACGCCCGGATCGCCAGGCCGGGCCAAGTGTCGCATAAGGTGCAGGTGATGCACCTTGTGTCGTCGCCCGCAGACCGCCGGATATACCGCCGTCTGCAATCGAAAGAGCAGGTTCAAGGGAGCCTGCTTGAACTCTTTGACGACTAAGGAGGAAGCACAGAGTACTTAAACACCCTGCCACAAGGAGACGAACATGGCCGATCTGGGTCAACTCGTGACCAAATACCTACAGCTTCGCGACAAGAAGAAGCAAATTGAAGACAGGCACAAGGAGGAACTCGCACCTATCAACGAACTGCTCGGCGAACTGGAAGCGCTTTTCCAGAAGGCTATGGACGAAACGGGTCTCGAGCAGCTAAAATCGGACTCCGGGGTCGCTTACAAGAGCGTGCAGAGGTCGGTTAAAGCTTCGGACAAGACCGCGTTTCTCGAGTGGGTACAGGAAAATGAAGCATGGCACCTGCTCGACATCCGCCCCGCTAAAACAGCGGTAAGCGAATACACTGACGAGAATGGTACGCCGCCACCAGGCGTAGACATATCAAGCCACCTCAAGATTAACGTAAGGAAAGGGTAGCCACATGAGCACCGACATCACACTCGCAGGTTTCGACCCCAACCAGGTCCCCGCACTCGCTGACATGTTTGGAGGGCAGGAACGCAACGACGACCTCTCGCAAGGCGTCAGCGCTTCCTTCCCAGTTCTGTCGTTCAAAGGCAAGGTGTGGCGAGTCAAGCACAAGGGCGAAGAGAAGACAGTCCTCAACAACGACGGGGATCCTGTCGCATCGTTGACGGCTGTGCTGATGAAGGCCAGCCCGAACATCTCGAAGCTCTACTACGAAAAGCAGTACGCTGAAGGCGACGACGCTGCGCCCACGTGCTTTTCGCTGGACGGCATTAAGCCCGACCCGGCTTCCGAGAAGAAACAGTCGGAGACGTGCGCGGTCTGTCCCCACAACGTCTGGGGGTCTCGGGTGACCGACAACGGCAACAAGACCAAGGCGTGTGCCGACAACCGGCGCATCGCGGTCGCCCCCTACCCCGATATCGACAACGCCGGCGACGGGCCCATGCTTCTGCGTGTCCCGCCCGCGTCTCTGGCTTCGCTGGTGTCCTTCAAGGAGAAGCTGGACGAGCTCAAGCTTCCCTATCAGGCGGTTGTCGTCAAGATCGGCTTCGACACCAACCTCGCTTACCCCAAGCTGGTCTTCACCCCTGTCAGGGCGCTCACCCTCGAAGAGGCCGAAAAGGTCAAGGGCTACATGGAGAGTGAACAGGTGAACAACATGTTCACCGAAGTCGTGGACGAGGGCGACAAAGCCTCTCAGAAGGCTGCTGAGAGCACTTCTGCTGCGGCTGACCCCAAGCCTTCTGACGAGCCAAAGGCTTCTCCTGCCCCCTCCACGACTACTCCTGAGCCCCAGCCTGAGCCCCAGCCTGAGCCCAAACCGGAGACCCCGAAGCAGACAGCTGCTGACGAGGGCCAAGTCGCAGACGAAGGTGACGAAGATCTCAACGCTCGCCTCGCGAGCATATTGGGCGACTGATCCCTCAATAGCCCGGGCCAGTCAGGCCCGGGCGCATCACCACACAAGGGGGGCAGCCGTGAGCACTAAGCAGTTCCTGTCGAAAGTCCTCGGAGAAGGAATACACTACGTAGGGTGGGCTTCACCTGAAGAGTTCAATGGTTATAGGCATAAAGCCTTCACCGACATTGACGAGGCTATTCAAACCGCCAGGGGCCTGGCGCAGAAGTACGATGTGTTTTTCACCCCAGGCACTTTCAAGAGAGCCAAGATACGACGTGAGGGTAGAGATTACGCCCAAGCTTATCGTTCGCAAGATAACGTAGCTGAGCTCAAAAGCTTCTTTGTCGATGTAGACTTCAAAGTATACGCATCGCCCAAGCAAGCGATCGAGTCGTTCCAGGCTTTCACGAAGACCGTGGATCTACCGAAACCCAACCTCGTGGTCTCGTCCGGGAACGGACTGCATATCTACTGGGTTCTCGACCAGGTTATTCCCAAAGAGGAATGGGACAAACTAGCACCCGTGCTCGAGATGTACGCCACCGAACATGGGCTCGAGGTAGACCCGAACGTAACTACGGACTCGGCCAGGCTCCTGCGTTGGCCTGGCTCATTCAACATGAAGTACGAGTCCAAGCCCGAAGTAGAGGTGTCTTACTTCGGGGAACACGACGTGTCGTTTGAAAAGTTCAAAAGCGTACTGGATGCTTACTCGGAGCAAACTACGGGCGTTAACCCAAACGTAACTCCGCAGGACCTGCAAGCCAGCGACAACGTCGTACATCTTTTCCAGCAAGACAACGATGATCTGATAGGAGATTACGACGCTGGTCAGAAGTACTACATGTCGCGAGTGGTTGAGTTCTGCCCAACCATGGCCAGCATACTCGAGAGGAATGGCGAAGGTGATGAGTATGCGTTGTGGAAAAACGCCTTGCACCTATCAGCCTACACCGAGGACGGGCGTGAGTTCATACATTCCCTGTCAAACGGTCATAAGGACTACGATCCAGACGAGGTAGAGCAGAGGTTTTCGGAGTCACTCAAGGTCAAGAACAATGACGCCCGGGGCCCGACCACCTGCGAGCTTTTCAGCAAGTACAGCGATAAGTGCCTCAAGTGCAAGTTCTTTGGCCACATCAAGAGCCCAATAGTCCTCGGCAAGGAGGAGAAGCACAAAACAGAAGATCCTGGAATCACATACACGATGCCAGGTCGCACATGCATGAATGTGGAGGCTGGTGAAGACGGCGAAGTACAGCGGGTGGAGATCGCCAACTGCGAGATAGACTACTGGCGCCTTGGCTACGACCGTGAGCACGGTCAGGTGATGAGTTTCAAATACAAGGTCAAGAACAAGTGGAAACAGTTTCAGTTCTCGGTCACGGACGCAGCGGATAACAAGAAGCTACATAGCTTTCTGCTACGCGAAGGCGTCAGTATCCAACACAGTCAGATGAAACTTTTCGGGAGAGCAGTCGTGAGCTGGATGGAAAGGCTGCAAAACGTACAACACTACGAAGACGAAGCGCCGTTCGGGTGGACAGAAGACATGGAAGGGTTCGCTATCGCTGGCAATGTCTACCGACCTAGTGGCGTTAGGGAAGCAGGGTATTGCGACCCGTCGTTCACTGATAACTACCAGCCTGCGGGATCCTTCGAGGAGTGGAAGAAGGCAGTTTCGCTGTTCACACAAGACAGCAGGGAGGAGGTGCATGCCATGATGGCCTGCTCCTTTGCCTCCCCGCTCATGCGTTTTGCCGAAGTGAATGCTTTCACCACAGTGTTCACATCGCAGATGTCCGGGGTAGGCAAGTCAACGATACTGGCCGCTGCACAATCAGTATGGGCTCACCCGGTCAAGACTATGGCGTCCATAAACGACACCATGCTCTCTACATCCAAGAAGATGGCTACTTCTAGTTACATGCCCACGTGCTATGACGAGCTCAGGGGGCCAGGTGTGCTAGAAGACTTCACCAAGCTCATATTCCGCGCTGCACAGGGCAAAGAGCGCCAAAGGCTGAACTCGAGTGCGCAGCTGAGGAAGGCTGAAGACATTCACTCGATCATAATCGCGGCGTCGAACGACTCGGTCAGGGAAGCAGTGAAAGAGAGCACGGGGGACTCGAACGCCGGGGTCTTGAGGATGTTCGAGATCAAAATGCCTCAGCACGACGGTAAAGACCAGGACTCCAGGTTCAGCGCCGCTTCCAAGAAGCTTACGAGGAACTACGGGCACGCTGGCCGTGAATACATGAAATACGTGGTTTCGAACCTTTCCAAGATGGAGCAGCTCTACAAGGTATGCCTCGAAAAGATAAACCAAGAAGTCGGTGCGAAGCCTGACGAGAGGTTCTGGACACAAGCTGGTGCAGCGTTCGTGGCTGGTGCCGCTGCTGCCAAGGCCGCTGGTATCTGCGATATTAGCGCCAACAAGGTCCATAAATGCGTAGTTTCAATGATCGAGGACGGCCGCTCCGAGTCGTTCGAGGTCAAGGAACACGCGCAAAACCACGTGTCCAGGGTATTCAGCGTCATGAGGTCTTACCTACTCATCACCGATGAGGCTGGCACGTCGAAAAACGCGACTGTCGCTTCCCCGCCGCCTAACCGAGTGGCCAAGATGCAGCTTGTGATCCGCTCGGGCCACCTCTACGTGCCCAGGTACACCGTGAGAGAGTACGCGCAGCTACAGGGCCTGGTGATGGGGCACGTAGAAGGGTCGTTGCAGAACATGAGAGGCGTCGAGTTCACAAGGTTCGCCTTGGGCCAAGGGACCCAAGACTACGTTAACCCAGTGACCGATTGCTACAAGATAGACGTCGCGGCGGTCCTGGGGCCCGAGATGCTCAAGAGGTGGTCAGGCGTCAGCAACTGACTACTTCTTGTCCCTCGACTTTTTGTTCCACCCCCGGTTCTTCTTGGGGGTGGTCACAGACAGATTGGACTTGCCGTTCCCCCCTCCGCTTCGGAGGGGGTTTTTGTGGTTGACGTCCTTACTGTCTCCCTTTTTGACCTTGCCCGCTTTCTCCATCTTAGCACGGGCAGCGTTACGTTGCGCGCGATCCTTCTTGACCTCGGGCTTCGCGTCGTACGTACGGGTTTGACGCCTTCTCTGCCCCGGAGTTTTATGAGACGTAGGGTCGCGCCTTTCTCCATTTTCAGCCATCCTCAGCTCCTACTCAATAAACTTCAGGTTCTCATCGTACAACGCTTCGAGCCTCTCGGGAACGAAGGAATAGTTCCTGCGATCCTGTTGCGACTCCCTGCGCCGTTTGAACGAGTTTTGCAGGCTTCTCCACGTGATGGCCAAAGAGGGGTACTCTTCGTTGAACGCAGCGATGTCTTTCAGCACAGCGTTGTAGTCGCCACCAATCTGCTTGGCCGTCCATGCGCGTTCGTAAAGACGGCCCTTGCGACGCTCGATGCCACGTATGGCGTAGTACACGTTACGCGCCGAGTACATTGTCGACTCCGTCGTGGGTGTGAAGCCCATGGACATCGCGAAGTACTCCTGCGGGCTAAGACTATCCGAGCTCGCGAATTGCTTGCCGGACCCATCCGTGAAGCCACGGTTGGCGACCCTCATGGTAGCCATGCCGTCTTTGATACCCTTTGGCATCATGTTTTCAATGGCCCTGGGGTAGTCGCCCTTCTGCCAGTAGTCGATCACCCTCGTGGGGCGAGTGACCAGAAGGCTCGCCATGGGCCCGCCGATGGTTTCGCCAACCGAGCGGTAGACGGATCCAGAATCAGACCAGTCAGTTCCGGGCCCGCGACCGTAGTAGAGCATGGAGTCGATACCCACACGGTTCGAAAGATCGACACCAAGCATGGTTGGTGCGCCTTTGGCAAACACCTGGCCGGCTTCGGGCCCGAGCCATTCTGCCATCGTGTTGCGGACCTTTGTTTCCCAGTCCAGCTCGTCCTCCTCGTTGAGCCCGAGGGCCTCGAGGATCGTCTCTGTGCCCTGGATCATCCACTTGGCAGGCTCCGGCATGCCGCCTACGACCCCTGCTGCTATGATGTGCATGCCGGTCATGTGCGCAATCGCGCTGCGGGACTCAGCACGTTCCTCTGCTGTAGTGTCTACAAGGCTGGCTGCTTTGGCAGCGTTCCCGATCATGTAGGCATAGACATGCTGAACGTGCTTCATGAACATCAGCATTATCCTGCCCATCTGGTTCTGCATGATCCTGGGCGCGTTGTAGTTGGCGTATATGAACTGTGTGCGTTTCACTGTTTGCACGGCGTAATCACGCGCCCGTTCATAAGCCTCCTTCTTCTGAGCTTTCGTGGCGCTGCCACGATCGACGCCTTTGCGTTCAAGGACGCGGTCGTACTCGAGATCGAACGAAGCAACCGCCACAGTCGAGCGGTTCATGACCTCGATGAGGTGGGGAGCCATACGCATCCAGTCAGTGAGGTACTCCCACCGGCTCATCTTGCGAGGCGAGCCGTCCTCATTGACCCTCGGCGTCACACCACTGCGGCCCATGTCTTGCGCGAGAGACACGTCAATATGGTTGTTCTTCACCATCCAGTCGATGAGGGTGCGGTGGTCCTCAGGCATGGACGGGTTGTTGAGCAGACCAGTGTCACCGTGAATGATGTCGAGGTTAGTCGCGTCGAAGTCCTGACGCATGCCAGGGATCATGCCCTTGAGCTCAGTGAGGGTGCCGCCAGTCTTCATGAGCCGGCCTATAATGGGGCCCCGAGTGGACTTGTAGGCGTTGTTGAGGTACCTCGCAGCCTTCGCAGATCCGTGGCGGCTAGCCATCTCCGGGTAGCCAAACATCCACGGCTGCGTAGCGTTTACCATGTTGTACGAGGCGCTGCCAAGATAGTAGAGGAAGCCCACATCGGACATCTTCTGAGCCGTCTTCGAAAGCTCGAAAGTGTCCTGGGCCCTGCGATCCTGGTTTGTTAGGTGACGCGCGACGATAGTCATGCCCAGCGACTTGAGCCCAGGGTTACGTTCTTCCTCTTTGCTGGCCTGATCGCGCATCGCCACAGCCGCATCACGGATGCGCTTGGAGTAGTTGAGCGAAGCGATATAGCGGGACTGTGCGTTGCCGTAGTTGGCCAACACACGGCGCATATCCATTGATGCACCGATCACCCCTTTGCGCGTACGCAGCGCAGCAGAGTAGGACTGATCAGGCGAGAGGTCCATCATGGCCAAAGAGACCTGCTGGACCATGTACTCAGCGTCCTTGTTCTGCTCAGTACTCCCATCGGACCTGCTACGAATGCGCTCCGCGATCCTCTGGACCAGCTGGTTGTTGATCTGCTGGTCTGCGAAATAGCCTGCGTCCTTGGCCAGCATTATCGGGCTTACTGCTTCTTCCGGGAAGTCTTTGAGCGCCTCGTCCCTAAAGCGCGCTGCTTCTGGGTTCGTCTCGAAACGGTTCACAGACTTGTAGGTCACCGTCTGCTTCGTGGCGTTGACCTCGGCGCCGGGGTACATGCTCAGCAGCTCTTCACGCTGCTTTTCGTTATCGTACTTCATCTCGTGCTTGATAGTGATGACCTTGTCACCATACCGCCTAAGCGGGAAGTAGGCACCACTTACACGATTAGGGGAGAGCAGCTTCCTTAGCTGCCCGAGGTCGTCCCTGCTCAAACCAAGTTTAGAGATCTCTTCTTCCTTGAGCCCATTGAGCTGCTTGATCTTTTTGCGCTGCTCATCCTTGGTCGCGTTCACCCAAGAGCCATTGTCTTCAGGTGCGACCTCATCTAGGTAGGTGCCAACGATCGTGCGCTCAGTCTTGTTGCGCTGACGCTTGAAGTAGTTGGCGATATCCTCGTAAAGCTGCCTTCCCTCCTTCGTCATGCTGTCGTACACGGGCTTCCATTCGTCCCAAAGCTGGGCCGAATGCTTACGCGAAGTGCCTTTGCGACCCCGCCGCACCTCCACGTTGGAGGAGTGGTTCTCAGGCTTCGAGAAATCGACGCCGGCGATTCCCGACACGTTCATGAGAGCGGAAAGGGCTTCTTGCTGAGTGACCTCTTTCTTCTGGCCGCGAAGCCCCATAGGGGCTGTGATTTTCTTGCCGCCTTGGTTGATGTTGTTGATGAAGCGGTCCAGGGGCAGGAGAACTTCACGCTTGAAGTTCTCCATAGCCTGAGTGACTGCACCTTCTCGCTTTTCCACAAGGTCCGTAAACCGCACCATGGCATTGTAGGCGACGTTGCCGCCGAACGAGTCCTTCGAAGCGTTCTTGATCTGCTCAAAGGTCGATACCTGCAACGCCCCCTTGAGTGTTTTCTCGAACACCTCGCGGGTCAGGCCCTCGTTTTTGCCTTCCGCAAACGAGAGCGCCTTGGTGAGCAGCCCGGTCCTCTTCGTGTCATTCTCCTGGTAACGGCGTGCCAAGCCCTCGGGGAGGGCCCGCCGTGCGGCATCGGACAGGTACGGGGAAGCTTCGGCTTCAGCGACCTTGGTGGCAGAGACCAAGGAGCCCATTATCGACCTGCTTTGGGTCTGCAATCCGACGAGCTTACGGACAAAGTCAATGAAGCGCGTCCACAGGCTGATCCTTTCGCCAGTGTCCGCGTTTACCCCGCGCAAACTCTGCTGGAGATCAGGGTCAGAGAACGCCTCCGCCAGGAACTCGTAGGGGTTCCTCATGGCGTTGGGGAACTGCTCCTGCACCTTGGTGGGCACACGAGCCATGAGACCACGCAGCTCTTTCGCATAGCGATCGTTGGTCGCCACCAGACGGGCTGTCTGGGCATGCACGAGCTCGTGCATCACGGTTTGTGCAGCCTGCCTGGGAGTAGTCTCGTTGATATAGATCGCGTTGATCGGAGACTCCGACGATGCAGGACCGTAGTAGCCCAGCAGTCTGTTGCCTTGCTCATCCACGAACCGGCTGGAATCTGGAGCAGAAGACATCGGGAAGATGAGCGGCCAGGTCACGTCTTCACGCTCCAGCATCATCTTGGCGAGGCGCTTTTGTGCCGGGGTCCCTTCGTTCGCGATATGCCTGAGAAGCCAGCGGGGGCTCGTACCAGTCGGCTCGAGACCAGCAATTACCCTGTTATCAGCCCGCGAACCAGTGCGCAGGTCGTTCGGGTCCTTGGTGGTGTGCCGCCGTGCGTGCCACGTGGACAGCGAATACATCGGCGGGTTGAGGTCCCTTGGCGTACCGCGTGTCTCGGCGTTGCGCAGCCCACTAAGGTTTTTCACGCGGTTCACAGAGTCCATCAGGTTTTGCCTGACGTCTTGGTCGGCTTTCACGCCGGGCAAGCTCACGAACGACGTGTAGGGCACGTATTGGGTACTCGCCCGGTCATGGCGACCGAGAAGCTGTTCGACGTTGATACCGCTGTCCATTGTCGCAGCGATAATCATATGCCTGGGCCTGCCATCGGTCTTATCGTCCAGGTTGATGCCCGTACCGCCTTTGGAGTCAGTCATGACGAACACATGCGCTTCAGACCTGTTAGGGTCAGTGCCACGGAACATTTCAACCGCGCCGTCATCCACGTTACTTTCAGTACCGAAATACTTCACTGTTTTGCTGGGCAGGTCTTGGGCCTTGAGCGCCTTTTCTACCTCCGCGGCGAAAGCTTCAGCAGGGATCCCCTCGCCAGGGAAAGACTTGCTTTCGCCTGCGAAAGAGAAAACTGCGATGGTTTTACGGCCCTTTGATATATCCTCGACAGCCTGGTCTACCATCGTAGGGATCTTCATCCACTCGACAGCGTAAACCTTATCCATTTTAGACTTGGCATTCTCGAGAAGCCTTTTACCTTTGTTGTAGTATTTCGAGCCCCCGGAGCTCGAGCTACCATCGGGTACGTCGGCCTCGATAATGGCTGGCTCCTGGATCCTCTGGTTATGCCTCGACACCACTAGCCCATCACGTGCTACTTCCCTGAGCATCCTCTCAGGGCTGGCCGACATTGCGTCGAATTTCGAATCGGCCTGCTTTTCGGTTTGCCCTTCGCCCGCAAGCATATACCGCATCATGTAGCGAAGCTGCTCTACTTTTTCTCCGGGCGTAGCAGTGACGAAAAACCTCATGTCGGTTTTCAGATCAGATGCAGCCCTGGCCGATTTGGTGGACAGTTTTTCGTCTCTGATATAGCCATGAGCCTCATCGAAAAAGACAGCCGCATATTCCTCTTTTTTAGCAGCTGCCTCCCCAATCTGAGGATATGTGTAGAACTTCACATACTTAGAGTCGAATATATAACGTCCATTTCCGCTAGGATCCTTACGCATGTATTCCAGCCCGCCAAGCGCTTCAAGATCCCCACCGGGCTCAAGCATCTGGTTCTGGAGCTCATTACGGTCGCCTTCCTTGCCGAACACGAAAAGCGCAATGGGTCTGGGCTCGCGACCTGCCTCTTTTGCATCACTGTGCTCTCGTGCCACTGCATAGTGCATGGTCGCGAGCATCTGACGGGTCTTGCCAAGGCCAGTACCATCAAGCCAGGCAAAGCCCGCTTTTTCAGCTGAGTCGGGATTACGCGACAGGATCTTGCGCCTGGCGTCCAACGCAGCCGTAGCGAGTGCCACACCCTTTCTTTGAACTTCGTTCAGGGCGTTAGCCATAGAAGAAAGAAGACTCGGCAGCTCGGGCTCAGGATTTGTTCCCTCGAAAACGTCAACGACAGAAGTTTCAGGGCGCTTTTTGCTCTGCGCTTTAATCTTCTCGGCTGCATCTTCTTTGGGAATTTCCGCGACAGGCTTTTTAGACTCTCCATCGGACTTTTTGGCCTTGCCTTTTTTGTCACCCTCGGAACTCACCGCAGGGCGTTTACTTTTCAAGCCTTCCAGCGTTTCTATATCCCTGGCCACTCCTCTACTTAGAAGGTGTTTCAGCTGCCGGTATTCTCTACGAAGATACTCTCGCGCTTGAGGTTCGATATCCTCATCTCTTAGCTTTACTATTTTAGAGAATAGACCTACGAGCTTACCATTACGTTTTTCTACTTTCAGGTTAAGGGGGGTCTCGTATCCTTCAATATAGTGATCTTGAGTGACCTCAACCTTTATGAGGGGCTTTCCGTCTTCATTATACTCAGCATTGTCGATTTGCTGTTGTATAGCATCCTCTTTGGCGTCGATTTCCGCCAAGAGTGCCTGCTGACCCTTCAACCGCTCCTGGACCGCCTTGATCTGCGAGTCTACTTGTTCGCGCGAAGGCTTGTTGATCTCACCTTCCAAGAACTGTCTGACCAGCTCTTCATCCAGCGAGACTTCTTCGACCACGGGGGGCTCGTCCGTGGCCTGCTCAGGCGACTCTGCGGTCTCACCTGTGGCCTGCTCAGGCGACTCTGCGGTCTCTGCGGTCTCTGCGGTCTCTGCGGTCTCTGCGGTCTCTGCGGTCTCTGTGGGCTCTGTGGGCTCTGCTTCGGCCTGTTTGGCAGACTTCTTGTTACGCTCAGCCAGCTTCTTGCGGGCTTTGCGCACGGATCCGGGCGTGCCGGACCGGCCAGGCGCCGACTTGCTGCTTTCGCGGTAAACCTCGTTTATGGCCTGTTCAGCCATGTCACGAGCCCTTTTGCCTCGAGCCAGGCCGGAATCAGTGATCTCGGCTGCCAACTGGTCAACGTAGTCAGGGTCGATGGTAACGCCGCCCAACTCCTTGAGGCGTACCTCTCGGTTCACCCTGCCCGTAGAAGGGTTGGTCGAGAGGGGTTCCCCCGGCCTCGAGGGGCGAAGAAGAACAACGTCTTCTACATTGAAATACTCTTTGCCAGTGGAAGACACCCCGACAGGCTCGCGGCGTTTGGGGGTGTCTGTATCAGCTCGCGCAGGATATGCACCATCAATGTACATGATTCCGTCTTTGTCGATCGCGCCTTTAAGCACAGTGCGATCGGACTTGGAAAGCATGGACTCGGGTATTTTCACCCATTCGCCATAAGTCGGTGACTTCTCTTCCCTGACGGCGTGTACAACCGCCCTGGCGGTTGACATGACCTTGTTGAGAATACCCTTAGGCGCAGCCAGAAGTTCATTCCGCACTTCTTTCATGTATTTCGTGCGGCTCTTCGACTGCTCATATCTCTTTTTCGCTCCGCCAGTGGTGGTTTTCGACTGGCTGAGCTCTTTTTCTTCTTTCTCTTGCTTGTCCTCTTCAGCGAATTGCTTAACGAGCTGCTTATACCGCTCTTTCTGCTGTTTCGGATCGAAATTCTCCGCCCGATCACGCTCCCTCGCCAAAGTAGCCAGGTACCGGTTCAGATCCGCTGCCTTATCACGGGCCTGGCTGAGTTTCGCCTTTTTGTCTTCGGCTTTTGCGCCGACTTTTCCGGCGGGATCAATACCAGCGATTTTGTCCTGGATCTTGGCGATCCGGTTTAAGATCTGGTCTTTTTCCCCATCAAGGCGCTTTTTCTTTTCCCTGGTATCGTATACCGCTTTTAGTTCAGTATCTCTATTCGAGTTCGGACTATTCTCGATAACACGGGTAAGTTTATTTTCCGCACTTGTAACGTCGCGTTCCGCTTTATCGAGCTCGGAGTCTTTGGCACGGAGTTCTTTCCGGGCGTCTGTTAACTCCGAGTAAGCAGCATCCAGCCTCCTTGCAGCCTGTTCGAACTTCTTCTTTTCGACAGGGTTCGTGGCCTGTTTGAGTTCGTCTTCTGCCGACTCGACGGCTTTGTTAGCCCGCTCAAGCTTTTTGGTGGTCGCCGTGATTTCCTGGTCGATCTCCCCCCTATCGCGAGGGGGCGCCATTACCTTCGCGATTTCATCCTCGCGACGGCGTTGACGTTCACGCTGGGCTTGTTTTTCTTCCTCCTTTTTCTGTTTCTTTTTCTCCTTGCGTTCCTGCTCCTTTTGTTGGCGCTTTTGTTCAGCAGGCCCCTTGGCGAAATCTGTTTCCTGCTCGACGGTTTTCGTGCGGTCTTTCCTCGCAGTAGACGCCTTGCTGGCACGTTTCGCCCGTTGAGCTTTCTTCTTCTGGGCTTGGCTGAGCGTAACTGTCTCATCGGGAGGCTGGCCCAGCCTCCTTTCATCCATCGCTTTTTGGCCAGGCAGATCAGTGTTCTGTACATCCGCCGGCGGGGAAGTGGAAGTCACACCCCTGCGCTGCTCCATGCGACGGAGGTTTTCAGCCCTGGAGGGCCTGGGTCGCTTTTCCTGAACGCCGGAGTCCGGGAAGCCGAACATGACTCCCCCATCGGGCGTCTCGCTTACATATTTCGAAGCCTGCTCGTCGTTCTTCACCTTGGTTACGACGTCGGACTTCTTGACCTGCGCGAGCTGTTTGCGCACACGCTCCGTGCTTTCCTGGAGTTTGGTCTTGAGTTCTTGGGCCGTGCCTTCGCTGACCGCTGCCTGACGGATCTCTTGGTTGGCCGTGATGTCCGGTGTGCCAATGAGTACGCCCACGACTGCGTTCTTCGAGGGGCCCGAAACCACGTTCGCACCAGTTGTGGCCTCACGGAGCTGAGCAGCAGCCTGAGACGAAGCCAGAGCTCTTTCCGAGAACCTGCTCGCCTTGTCTTCGCTCTCCTTTTGAGCTTCTTTGATACGACTCGCCTGGTCGGGCTGGTTGGTCGTATCGCCAGCGTTGGCCTTCTGGGTTTCGATCGCAGCCAAGGCCAGGTTAAGCTGGCTCATGGTCTTGAGGTAGTTGTCGACCGTATCGGCAAGCTCAGGGTCGTTGAACACCTCTTCCATAGCGGTGTTACGAGACCGCGCGATCTTGCGACCAGTGCGGGCATTCGTGCGGATTTGAAGGCTTTCGCGCTGCGCCTCTTTGTTTTCAGCAGCGTTAAGCGTTTCGGCTGCATCGACAGCGGCGTCATCCATGAACCCTTCGTCTTCGCCCACGGGATCTTCGCCCTGGTCGATGGCCTCGTACTCGCCAGTGAACCTGCCGTCGTCATCGTAGACCGGCACACTCGAGCGCATGGTCTGCGCTGTGACATCCAGCTTGTCCGGGTCTATGCCGCTAGCCGAAGTGCCCTCTTGATCGCCTTGTTCGTCTTGCTCCTCAGGCATAGGCAACGCCTGCTCGCCCTCGGCGGTCTGTTCACCTTGGGCAGGCTTTCCGACCTCTTCGGCATCCCTGCGAGCGTCTATGATCTCGCGGGCCCTCTTTTCCGCCTCTTTTCTGGTCAGACCTTCTTCATTGATAAGATCGCTGGCCTCCTTCTCGATCTCATCATCCAGGTCGGATCTCTGCTTACCAGCCTCCATCTTTTCTTCGGAAGGACGAGAAGAAGGCTTAGGCTGCTCGTCCTCGGCGGGCTGCTCGTCCTCGGCGGGCTGCTCGTCCTCGGCGGGCTGCTCGTCCTCGGCGGGCTGCTCGTCCTCGGCGGGCTGCTCGGTGTCAGTCTCGTCAGTGGTCTGTGGGCGGCCAAGTTTTTGAGGCTGGTCAGTACCCTTTTTTCCACCCTCGCGGGTCTTCTCGCCGCCGCCTCTACGGCCACCAAGGATCTGGGCCGCTGTCGAGAACGCGCCACCAGCGGCACCGCCACCGAGTGCGGCGTTGGCCAGCTCATTGACCAGCTGATCAGACTTCTCTACTTCTTCAGGCGTCTGGGGGTTGACCATGATCCTGAACATCTCAGGGTCCGCCTGAGATATCTGCATGGCCTGCTGCATCACCTCTGTGCTGGCCTCAACGCCCGCATCCTTTACGACCCTACGGACCCCCCTCTTGTTGGCCAGGGCGCCCACAAAGCGCTTTGAGAAGCTCTGTGCAACCTCGCTACCGAGCTTTCCGGGGACAGCAGAGTCGAGCATGCCTTGTGCGACGCCCGTACCCCAGGCAGCTATAAGATCTACGTCTTTGCCTGGGTTCTCTTCTCGCTGCCGCTGTATGTTCTCGCCTGCCTGGAAAAGTGCAGAAGTCCCAACAGCACTGGCTGAAGCAGCCAGTGATGTACCACCGCTTAGTGCCGTGACGGCAGCGGCAGAAAACACTGCGCCCATTTCCGGCAAGCTCCTGGCTATCTGTCCAGTGACATACCGGTAACCTGTTCTGAAGTCTTCAACATCTTCGTAGTCCTGAACGCCTTCAGGATACGACTCTGCAACGTTTTCAAAGTACTCGGAGGCTTCATCGAGCCCCAAAGCCATAGAAGCCGAAGAGGCCGACATGGCTGCGCCTTGAGCCATGTCGCTGAAAAAACCACCCTCCAGCTTCTCTTCACGTTTTTGTTCTTCTGCCAGTACAGGCTCAGGCTCAGGTTGCAGGTCGCGGCCTTGCCTTCCACCGGCGGCACGCCCTGCTTCACCGGCCAGGCCGGGGGTTTCAACCGGCAACACCCCACGATCGAACATGGAGTCGAACTGGCCTACCTGGCCTGTTGAGCCTGGTCCTGTTCCTGAAGCTCCTCGGTCAAATACGGATTCAAAGCTGACAGATTGCCCGCCAGAACCTTTCTTGGCCGCTTCAAGCGCGTCTTCACCGTAGTGATCTTCAGGTATGCCGGTATCTTTCATGGTTTACCTGTACTTACTGTACTGCTTCTGCCACCGCAGCATGAGTTGGCGTTGAAACTCCAACTGCGACTGTCTAGAATAACTTCCAAGCAGTTCTCTATTCAACTCAGTAGCCTTTGCTATAGCATCTCCACGTTCTGGAGTAGCCAGTATCTTATCAATCCTGCTTTGGATCTGCGGCGTGATCTCGACCTCTGTCTGAAAGGGCTGCTGGCCGCCTTGCTGGCCGCCTTGCTGGCCGCCTTGCTGGCCGCCTTGCTGGCCGCCTTGCTGGCCGCCTTGCTGGCCGCCTTGCTGGCCGCCTTGC